TTATTTGGTAAAGCTACAATATTGCCTTTCCATTTGCCCTCTGTAAGATACAGCACATGGCTTTGCTTATGTTGGTCCGGACTATCAGCAATTTCGTGTTCTGTATAATCAACTGTAAAAATATATTTTGCTAAATAAAATTTACCATCTATTTTTGCATACCAAGGCGAAGATGATGTTCTATCCATAACAATGACAGAATGATGATGTGACATACAATCCCAAGGCTGACATAGGTGGTTTTCCATTCTATCTGGGTATTCATCTAATGGTATGTCAGCAACTAGACCCTGTATCGGCATTCTAGCCCACATAGCCCCACCATGTATATTAGGGGTATCATAGTCATCATAATCTATTTCACAACCAGTAAAAACAACTTGAAATGATAAAGACCTGTCTGGAATACAATTAACAGCAAATGCAAGTGCGTGTATGAAATCACCATGATATTTAAGATGACCACAAGTAAATTCTTTTCTTACCCATACCTTAAAATAAGGCACATTGGATATTAAATAAGACATAAGTTCTCCCTAAAACTTATTTATTTTTTTTTCTTACCGCCTCTTTTCATACCTTTTGCTTTTTTTCTAACGCCACCTTTTCTGTAGCCCTTTGATTTTTTCATTTTTTACTCCTTATTTTTTTGCTTTGCGTTTTCTTTTTCTTTTAGCTTTATTTTTTTTGCTGTTAGGAAAACCAGCTTTCATATCAGCATAAGCCTTTGCTGATATAGTTGATTTTTTCTTTGACCGACTTGTACCAGCTTTTTTTCTTCTGTTTATGTTTCTATATAATGACATTTTAACTCCTATGTTTAGTTGTAACTAAATGTTCAATACCTCTATACAAACAAAGTATATATGATATGTGATTTGTAATTTTTTTTCTAGTATATTTTATACCTCGATACCTTAACATTTCCATCTGCGTCTTGCCTGACGAATACGAGAGTTAGGATTGTTTCTAGTCTTTGCAGAACTGCGTTTTAACTGTCCTAAAGACCTTGCACAATAGCTTTTTCTTCTCTTGGCAGCCTTACTACCTTTTTTTACTTTACCTGTTACTGCACCTTTTAATTTAGACTTAGGGTTTGCTCTGCGATAGGCACGAATACCTTTTTGTGTCATACCTGCACCTTTTTTTGTAGGTCGGTAGTTACCACCCTTGCCTGTTGTTCTTCGTATTGCTTTTGCCATTATTTACCTACATAAACATTTGTTTTTTACATTATCAATTACACTATAAAATGTTTTTTCTTCATTTTCTAATGTCATTTTACTAATATACATTTTTTTTGATTTATTGTTATTTGGCAACATAAAGTGACAAATGCGTTTGTCTAATGCAACCAATATAATTATATCACACTCATTATGGGTATATGGTTTTTTGTCAGCACCATAACCTAAATTCCAATTATAACGATATTTTGTTTCACCTGTTTCTTTATGTGGTTTTGATGTTGCTTTAACTTGCACACGAAAAGGTTTAGCATTTATCCATGCAATGATGTCATATCCCTCTTTTGACACGAGGTCATTGTCAATACCATAGTTTAAAAGAAGAGAACTTGCTATTAACTCTCCCTGTAAACCAATTTTTGTTGACATTTTAAAAAAATATAATTTTTAACAACAACATGATAATTGATGCACTTGCACCAATCATAATAGTTTCTATTCTATTTAATCTTTTTTCTATAGCTTCATAACGAAAAGAACAAGCGTCAACATGGTCGTCAATCTTTTGTTTTACAGTTGCTACAGTTGCTTTGACCATTAGATTTGTTTTACAAAATCGTCAGCACTATGATTTGTAGCACTTGTTGATTCTGCACCTCTAGTACAACCTGTTAGATTTGTTCCATCAACACCTGTATAAGTAATTTTTTCATCACCTATTTGAACAGTACCAGATGCTGTAAATGGGTTTGTGTTAAAAACAGTAATAGTTGTTACAGAATCATTAATATCAGTTGTAAGGTTATTGCTACCCTTAAAATCTGCATTAGCTGACCATGAAGAACCATCATGTTTATATTTCCAACCCCAATAATCTGATTTTGCATCTACGCCTGTATGCAATGTTGCATTACTAGAATTACAATCTCCAATAATTAATTCAAGTGTACCACCATCACTTATTGTTGTTTGGTCAGAACCTATATCTACAGTTTTACTATCTTCTAAATAATAAAGACTGATATTTGTTCCATTTCTTACTATTGTTTGCATTTATTTACTCCTTATTCACTAATTAATAACTTGGTAGCTGACAATGCCTTACCTGCTACCATAGTAACACCTGCACTTAAACCACTAGCATCTGCACTTGTAGCTAAAGTTCCATCTGATTGAACAAAATATTTTTGTCCTGCAGTAAGCCCACTTTGTTGAGCATCTATTTGACCAAAAGTCGCTACTTCAACTTGTTCATTATCTGCAACTGTTTTTGTTGCAATTCCTATATAATTTTCTCCATCATCTGCCAAAGTAGTAGTAGTTACTGCTTTACTACCAACAAGTGAGCCAACAGCACTAAAGCCATCATTACTAGAATCATCTGAATATACTACAACAAATCTATTTGTATCACTATCAAAAGCAAAACCTAAATCAACATTTGCCGTTCTTGGTGAGTTAGAAAAATGTAATGTGCTATCGAAAAATACATTTGCTGTACCAAAGGTAGCTGCACCTGTACCTGAATTTATTGAAGCATCTATTATTTTACCTTTTGTGCCATCATCTCTATCCCCATAACATATATGAACTTTACCTAGTTCAGCTAAAACTTTTATAGTTGTTGTAGTGTGACCGCTTTCAAATGTTGATTCAACAACACTTCCTATTGAATTATCACTCCCATCTAAAGTACAGCTAGTAAATTTTCCAGCACCACCATCCCCATTTTTTGAAGCACAACAAAATCTATTGCTTTCAGGGTCATACACAGCAGAACCTCCAGTCATTTGAAATGCACTATTCGTATCATGTAAAGTACCTAAACTACCAATAGAATTACCATCTAATGTTGCCCCAACAATGTGCATATCAGACGAACTGTTTTGTGCTATAAAATAAACAAGTCTAGTGTTAGCAGCATAAGACCCCATAGTTTCGGTATTAACTGCAATAGCCATTCTACCATTATCTATACTTCTTATAGTTGTTGCTGATTGTTGGTTAATAGTTGTTCCTGATGTTGTTAAAACTCTTGATTCGATATAACCAGTAGAAGCATTTTTATAAGCAACTACCCATTTTCTTTCACCAACATTTATAAGGTCAGTACTAATATCGCTAGAGGTACTACCATTAGCATTTGTAATACTAACCTGCGAACCAGTAGTTACTGTGTTATCACCATCTTCTGTAACAATGAATGCTCTTAAATTTGACCCATCATTGTATATTACCATAGTTTGATAGCTTACAGGGTCATAAGCTACTTTTACATATTCGTAACCTCCAATATCAGCATCTTCAGCAGCACCCCAAGATATTGAATTTGTAGAACCACCTGTAACAGTTCCTACATAGATTTGCAGTTTACCTGAAGTTGACCCATGCGTTGCTAAAATAATTTTATTTCTATAACTATCGTAAGCAATATCATGTGAAGCTATATTGTCAGCATCTTTATATTCAACGGCAGTACCTACTGCGTATGTAAAACTTTGTGTTGCAGTAGTTTCTTTTACTTCGGCAAAATCACCATCAGCTTCTACAACAACTGGTTTACCTGCGGTTACTGCTCCCTCTGCTGTACCATATAAATAGCCCTCATTTTCTAGTAATTGTATTTCAGTTGTTGAGATAGCTCTACCTAAATATTGTTCACCTCTTGCGTTACCAGATAAACCTATTGTACCTGCACTATCTGTAAAATAGTGATTACCGACTGTAAGAGAAGAGTGTCCTGTGCTTATTCCACCAATAACATTTATTTTACCTGTAGCAGTATCAGATATTGCTTCGGCAGCTATACCTAAATAATTACCATTATCAAGATTAAAGACAGGAGTTTGACCGACAGTAAAGACAGCAGCGTAACCATATCCTGTATTACCATTATTCATAATTATTGGTATTGGATTGGTATTCATATTTGTTGTCATTGCTGTTTGTAAGATACCACCTCTTTGAGAAAAATTATTTATTGAGGAATCCCAAACACCTGTTGATTGTTCTGTAAAGTCTGTACCATCATTGGAAAATACTGCCCATCTTGAGGTTGCAGCACCTCCACCACCTCTCAGCAATACAATTCTTTGAGCTGTTGGGTCAAAAGACAAAAATCCTGATGATACAGAGTCTGATGCACCTGTACCAAGTGATGTAGTTGATGTCGGTGTACCTAAAGTAAAATCATTAGTAGTCATTGTAATATTTACAATTTCATTATAATTACCTGTCGTGTTATATGCCATAACTACTTTATTATTATTACTGTCAAAACATACTGTTGGGTGATTTTTATAATTTGTTGGCTTTGTTTTACTGCGTTCTGTTGCTGTAAGAGCAGAACCACTATTTGTTACGACTATACCTCTAAATGTTGATGGTTCTGATTTACCAGATGTAATAAAGAAAGCATTTACATTGGTATCATAAGTTGCAAAAAAAGGATTTGCTATATCAAAAAAGGTAGTATCAACATTAGTATTAACAAGATAAGAACTTGTTGGTGTACCTGACGCATTACCTGTTACCGCAACTGCTCTAAATGTTCGGTCTGACCCATTAACATATACAAGGAAAACCATAATATGATTGTTGTCTGGGTCAAAAAATGTTGTGTGTGCTTTTACTTCATCTGTTGTTATTAAACTTAAACTGCTACCTTGTTTTGTAAGTGTTGTGCCTGATATTGTAAAATTAGCTATAATAAGTTTTGGGTCACTTTCTGTTTGTACTGTTGCACCAAGTACACTTCTGCTTGTATCAAAAGCAACACCTGCACCATTAGCTGCAACACTATTAATAACAACTTTTGTACCAAAGGATATTGTTCTGTTTGAATCATCTACTGTTGCTATTTGAACAACACCATAATTACTGTTGGCTGCATCTCGATATACAACTGCGACTTTATCATCTGCTACTTGGGCTAATGAATTAGATGGATAATTAATTGAATTAGTGCTGTTAAATTGGTTTGCTGTGCCTATACCCTCTGTAACATCATTTCCTGTTTCAGCTACTTCTTTTGCTTTACCTGCTGCAGTAAGTATGACAGGTTTTCTTATAGCAATAGCACCATCTGCAACCATGTTTATACTGCCACCACTTGCCATATTTGTTAATGCTGAGCCATCAACTGCTGGTAGCTTGGCAGAGCCATCTAATTGAACAGCATTATTTGCTGATGTACCTGCATCTAATGTTGCAACTGTACCAAGACCTAGTGTTGTTCTTTGAGCTGCAGCATTTGCGTCATCTAGTAGGGCTTTACCTGCTGTTGTTAAGTCGTAAGTACCTGCAGTTCCACTACCTGTAAATTGTATGCCTTTGTCAGCAGCAGAGGTAAGTCCTGCAAGGGCATCTAAATCAGGGTCATGGGCTTGCACATTTGAACCTATAGCTAATCCTAAATTTGTTCTTGCTGTTGATGCACTTGCTACATCTGATAAATTATTACTAGAACTTAAAAATCCACTTGCAGTAAACGCAGCTTGTACCCATGCGTTTGATGAATTTCTAACAAATAATTCATTTGATGTTGTATTAAAATATAATGCACCTGTTACTAAAGCATCACCATCATTATCAACAGTAGGTGCTGATGATTTTGCACCCAAATATCTGTCGTCAAAACTGTCAAAAGATGCAGCAGCTGATGTAGCACTTGAGGCAGCAGCAGTTGCTGATGACGCTGCGGCAGTCGCACTAGACGCTGCATTTGTAGCTGATGTAGCAGCATTTGATGCAGATGTAGCAGCAGCTGTTGCAGAACCTAATACACCATCAACATAACCTTTTGTCGTAGCATCAGCAGTATCAGTCGGTGTGTCTAAACCTGTTATTTTATTGCTACCCATAGCAAGGTTACCAGATAATGTACCACCACTTAAATTAAGTTTTAGTGCATCTGCTGTATCAACATAAGTTTTTGTTGTTGCGTCATTTGCAGATGATGGTGCTTTTAATCCACTAACAGTATTAGAATTTGCGTTAATATCACCTGTCATTGTACCACCAGCAAGTGGTAATTTTGCTGCGATAGAATTAGTTACAGTTGTTGAGAAACTAGCGTCATCACCTAATGCTGCAGCTAATTCGTTTAATGTATTTAGTGCTGCAGGTGCAGAGTCAACTAAACCAGATATTTCGGTATCAACATAACCTTTTGTTGCTGCATCTGTAGAACCAGATGGTGTAGCAAGACCTGTTATTGTTTGTGATGTGGTACTATCCATATCTAATGTACCATTTATAGTGACATTATTAAATGTAGATGTGCCACTTGTTGCGGTAACATTACCATCTATTGCACCGACAAATTTCGTATTGGCTGTTATTGTCGTTCCTGTAACAGCAGCTGGGGTTGTGCCACCTACAACACCATCTAAAGTACCTGTTACATTACCTGTAAGATTACCAGCAAAATTTGTATTAGCGGTTATGACTGTGCCTGTAATAGCTGCAGGTGTATTTGCACCTATAACACCATCAATATTACCTCCTGATATAGTCACGCTACTGCCAAGACCAACAGTCGAATTTGCAGACAATGTTGTAAAAGCCCCTGTACTTGCACTAGCCGCACCTATTGGTGTACCATCTATTGCACCACCATTGATGTCTGCTTTGGCTACGACAACCGAACCACTACCATTTGGCGTAAGGTTGAGGTCACCATTAGTATCTAAAGTGACAATACTGTTACCATCTAGGTGTAAATTATCTATTTTAAGAGTAGATAAAACTTCATTACCAAGATTTAGGTCAGCAAGTTGTGACATTAATTCTCTTATAGCATTGTTAATATTAGATGGTGCTGTACCCTCAGCAATACTAATACTATTTAAGTCAGTATTATTTGCTGCGGTAGCATCAAACTGTGATATTTTTGTTTTTGCCATTATATACTCCTAATCTAATAAGCCTGTTTGTTCTCTTGTAACATTTGCTAGTCCACCTGATGTACCTAACAAACTTAATTTATCTGTAACTATGTCAGCGATTCGTTGACCACCTTTTGTGTACAAAGCTGTACCAGCCCCTAATGCTGTACCAACTGTAACAGGGTCAGTAAAATATGCTGCACCACCTAATCCTGCTAGTCCTAAACCCCTTTCTGGTGTACCACTATCAGGTACAACATTTTTTAAAACAGAATGATATTGTTGGGCTTCTTTTTGTAAACCAGCACCACCGCTTCCTCGTCTTAAATCTCTTTTTGGCGAAGTTTGTCTTATTCCTGTAATTAATTGACCTGTTGTAAATACACCATCATTTTTAACTGATGAACTAACAGCGTTTCCAATCGGTAAAAATTGACGAAATGTTAAATTTATTTTTTTTAATTTATCTGCATATTTAGGATTATTATTTTCCATTAATTTTGTAAGTTCATTTCTTACTTTTTGTAATCGAAAAGCATTTTCTCTTACTGCAGCGTCTGGGCTTTTTATACCCTTGCTAATATTTTGACTTAACTTGCTTTCTAAATTTTTTAAATTTTGACCTGATATATTTCTTGCGTTTTTATTAAGACTTGATTTAGTTATATTGTTATTAATTAAATTAGTTGTTTTTTTTATAAAATCTTCTCCAACATCTGTTGATATATTTAAATCATCTGAACCAATAGCTTTAATTTTGGTTATTAATGTTTGTATGCTAGTTTCATCTAATTTTAATTTTGGTATAATTTCTTTATAAGCATCTCGAATAAAACCATCAGCCTCATCAAAGGCTTCATGTCCTACTTTGTTTTTGTCTAATTTTTTACCAATATTTTTTAAAACTCTGTCATAAATATTGACATTCATTTGTTGAAGAACATCTTGTTCACGCTTTCTTATTGTTTCACCTAATATTGGTACTGATTTTAAAATTTCTTCAAATCTTTTTGCAGTACCACCAATCTTTTGACCTATCGTTAAGTTTAATTTGTTTTTTAATGCTTGTGCAGGTTTGCTACCAGCCAACCTTTGAATTGGGTATAAAACTAATCCAAATGGTGCTGTTTTTGCACCTGTTTTTATTTTTTCAATTACATCACCCTCTTCTTTACCACTACCATATAAACCAGCTAATCCCATAGCCTGTAAAAATGGTTTTGCTTTATTAGCAAGTGTTGCTAATCTTGTTCCTGCAACAACCGGAGTTGCTAATCCGCTTGTGCCTAATGTTAACAATATTCCTGATGGAATAGAACCAATAACCTCATTAGTAAGTGATTGAATAGGAAAATCCTGTTCATACGCCTTTAAAGCAGCTCTAATTTCAGGCAAAAGTTCCTCATAGCTTTTCTTACCAATCATAGAACGAATTTTTGCTTCAATTTCATCACCATAGCCAAAAAACAAACCTTGACCAACAGCACTACGAACAAAATCCCTATCTAAAAATCTATTGTTTTTGTTGTTTTGTGCCTCTGCTTCTCTTTTTCTTTTTAAAGCTAATTTTTTCTTTTTTAATTCTAAACTATCCGCCATAATTAACTATTTAACTCCGCATCAATTTCTTCTGGTGTCATTTCATCTATTGGTTTTAGTGTTGATGTTCCACCAACACCTGTTTTGTAAGTGTTAAGAAAACTGTTTAATTCGTCTTGTAAGGCTTTTGCAACAGGGTCAGCTTCTATAGGAACACCTTTTGTTTGTGCTTCTCTTTCTAAATTAGCTAATGATTGTTCAGCTTGTTTTACAACTATATCAAGTTGTTTAACAAAATCTTGTGCATTTAAAGAATTTGACAGAGAACCCCAAGCATTTTGTAATAAAGAAATTTCTTGGTTAGAAACTTGTCCTAATGCACCACCTTTTGGGCTTGATGCTTTTATTGCAGCAAGTGTTGCAAAACCTGTATATGCTTTGATTGGTTCTAATAACTCTTGTACAGTTCTTGCATCACTACCTCTTAGACTTTCAGTAAGTGCTGAAAACGCACCAACAGCTTGTGGATTTTCGGTTACTATTTCTTTTATTCTTACAGCATTATTAAACACAGGTTGTAATTTTTTTATTTCTTCTATTCTTCTTAGTTCAAATTTTCGTATTTCGTCATCATAAGCCTTACTTCCCTCAAAAAATACTGTTTTTAGTTCACCATTTCTTAATACATTTATTCTGCCATCAGCTGTTGGTTGAGATAATGCTCTGTCTGTTGGCACATAAATACGAGGATTTGTTATAGAGCTGTCAACTTGAGAATCAATTTTACCCTCTTGACTAGGTTGTGTAATTTCTGTGTTGCTAACTTGATTAGTTTGTGGAACTCCTGTGTTTAATGCTAAAGTTTTATTATTGACATCACTTACATAACGATTGAAGTCAAAAGGATAACCTTCACTTTGAGCAAATAAAAAATTTTGATACATAGGCGTACCTGAAAGTCCTTGTGCTCTTTTAGCTTTTTCTTCCCTAAGAGGGTCTTTTGGGTCTATTCCTAATTGTAAATAAAATCTATCTGTTTCATTACCTTTGCTTGCTTGTTTATATGCTAACATTGGTGCAGCAAGATTTAACCCACCTTTTGGTGTTAAACTTGGTTGACCTTGTTGATATAAAGCATTTGCAAGTGCCAATAAACCCTCTTCACTTACATTACCTAATAATCCATTTGGTCTTTTTTTATTATCAAATAATCCCATGTTAACTCCTAAACTAAATTCAATGTTTTTAAAATACCTGCAATCGTAGCCACATTACCAAGAGCATTTGCAGCTCTATTTTCATAAATTGGTTGTGATTGTGTTTGTGCGTTTCCTGCTGCAGCATTTAGATTACTTAAAAATGTAGCTAATCGTTGTTGTGGTGCAGCTTGTAAGAAATCAAAACGAGCTTTATTTGCTTCAATCTGTCGTTGTGCTTGTTGTTGTCTATCTAAACCAACAGCTGCTAATTGTGAATAATCGACATAATCTTGATTAGCAATAGATGGGGCTTGTGTAATCATTGCGTTTTGTCTTTGTCTTTCTCGTTCATAATTTTGCATAAGTGGGTCTGCCAAGGCACGAGTAAGTGCCATTTGGTTTGCACCAGAACCTAAACGACCAGCTCGACTGAATTGACCTTGTACTCTATCGGTTATTGGGTCTAATACTGCGGTTTGAAAATAAGGATTATTACCTGATAAAAAATCACCACGCAAAGTATTTAGTGATAAATCTTGTGCTTGTCTTGTTATAGGACTACCAGATAATGCTCTATTTCTTTGTAGATTCATAGCCATTTGTTGTTCAGGACTAAAATCTGCTACAGTATTATCTGGAAAAAAATTAAACCCTGTTCCTGCGTTATACATTCTTTGGGCTTCATTTGCACCATACGCTAACTGTGGTAAAACATAGGCAGGTGGCAACATTGTCGTTGTTTGCATACCTGTTTGTTCACTTCCGCCAATACTCATAATAAACTCCTTATTGATATTGTACCTACTTCTTTGTAAGTTCTGTTTTCATGTTTAATTTTTGACCAACCTTTACGACCTAATATCATTGATTTTTCACAACCAATAGATTTAGCCCATTCACAAATTGGTTTTTCCATTTCTTTTAATTCTTCTAAATTACCACCACCTAACCAAAATCGTATCATTTTATAATTAGGATATGTAACTATTTCTGTAACACAAGCTGATTGCTGTCCGGTCCATAATTGAGCATCACCTCTTGCTATTGCATAAAATACATCTTTCTCACTATGGCTATCAATACCCCTATTAAGGGCTTCTAATATATATTTGCGTGATTTTAACCACGCTTCTTTATCCAATGATGATGTATTCATATTGTCTAGTTGTTCCACTACTATTATGTGTAATTGTAAAGGACCCATTTGTTCTAGTTGAAACAAATAAAGCTGTAAGTTCTGCTGCAGCATTAGCTGATTTTGGCATAAAAGTTATAACACTATTTTCACCAGCACGAACATCATTAACTGTAGTTGTCGTAGATGAGGTTTGCAAGGTTATTGACCCTGTTGAATTAATACCACCATCTAAAATACGATTGACAACCTCTGCAACCTGTCTAGGACTACCACCTTGATTAGCTAACCTTTTGTACTGATTATCAGCCATTATCGTTTACCTGTTGTTTTTGCCTCTATCTCTACACCTTGTATATATTTCCATGTACCTGATACATTCAGTCTTATCTTATGATACCTACCTTGATTTGACCTAACATTACAATATCCATCTGTATTTAATGTGCTTTCTGTACCAAAACTATCTTCATCAACTTGTCTATTTCTTGATGACACTTGTGCTGTTACTGATGGTGATGTACCACCAACAATTTCTACATAGGGTATGACATTAGTAATAACACTTGTCCGACCATTACCTGTATCTAAATCAGCAGTTTCTATTAATGCTTGTTTGTTAATACCACTAAATGTATGTAATTTTTTATCTTTAGCACCACCAAATATAAATTGACCACCTATATAGATAGATGAGTCAAGTGATGCAGGTAAACCATCTAATGATGTACTAATACTATCTAATTCTTCTAATGTGTAATTTATTGTCATAAATGGTGATATAAGTTCACAATCTAATTCTGCATACGACCATCTTCGTAACGCATAATTATATATTAATAATCTGTCCGGTGTATCATCATTTGAACTACCTGATGTATATGACCAAACGACAATTTGTTCTGTAGGGTCAACCGCAGTAGATATTCTACCCTTGTTTCGTATTGTAAAATCATCAAAGAAAAAACGATTTACTTTTTCTGCCCCTATAGGTGTGCTTCTTTGCCCATCAAATTGATAAAAACCATCATCTGATAAGTAAAAAATTGTCTCACCAACATTTGCTACTGAATTTGGATAGTTACAACCAAAACCTGTTTGTACTTTATCAAATTGAAATATAAATGGTGTACCAACATACGAACCACGCACTATACCTCTTTCACATAATATCGTTGCATATTCTCCACCAACAATACCTGTAATATCACCCATATCAAATATATCTTGTATATCAGATTGGTCTGTGCCTATAGTCCAACCTGTATGTGATGCAAGTGATGAAAAATACACACGATTAGGATAGACTGTGCCACCATATTTTACATTACCTGTAAATACAAAGTCACCAACAACTGCTATATGTTTAGCTGCAGGACTACCGGATATGTCAGCAAAAGCAGAACTTGTACCATTATCATAGACTTGCAATATATTATTATGCCCTGATGCACCGATAACAAAACCACTAAAGTCAATAAACTTCCATATATCTTCATTACCCAATGATGTGTAATTACCTGCTTTTGATATATTTGTTAAGTTAGAGTTTGATTTTGTAAACTCATATAATTTTGTAACATCACCTGCAAATATTTTTGGGTCACCACTATCGTCTTTAGCAGCAAATATACCTCTTAATCTATTATCAGCAGCATTACTATATTGTGATAAATCTTGTAAACCACGATACCCTCTTGCTGCAGGTATAACATTTTTTGCTGTTGTTACACCAGATGTATTATCTGGTTGGTCCGGTAACCATTCACCAAAATTTAACATTAGGTAAATTCTCCATATACACTTCTCATCTCTAAACCAACACCATAGCTGCCTTTTTCTTCGTCAACTCGTATTTGTTGTAGTATTGATTGTATTAAGGCTTCGTATTGTGTAGCTCTTTGTTCATCTAAAAGGTATGTGTAAGCGTGAAATAAGCTCGCATAGAGGTATAAATCAGGATAACGAGTCAATATAGTATTTGATGTATTACTGTCACTCAGAGAGCTTACAGACGCTTTATAAGTCAATTCTATATTGTATGCTGTATCTGGTATAGGTGCTAAAAACAAATTATCACCAATTACACTATACACTCGTGGTAATCCTGTACCTGTTGTAGCAAATTCTTTTTTTACTTGTAATGGTGACAAATACCTTAATGTAATTCTTGGATTGTTCATTACTTTAACATTACGAATTGTACGCATATCTGTTGGTAATGATACATAGGCATTGTCAGGTGTTGTTGTTAGAGTTGTGCGTGTATCTTGAGAGCGTGATTCTAATTCACGACTAATTCTTGACTCAGCAAGGTCAATAAATGTATCTATTTGTGATGTTAAATCATCTCTTGCCAAAAAATTAGCTATTTGTGTTTTTAGTTCTGAATATGTTGTAATTGACATTATATATTACCACCACCTGTTCTAAAAAATTTGTTGTCAGGGTCATTTAGCCATCTAGCCCATGCCTTTTTGTTATGTTTTGGTTCACCAAGTTTTTTTGTTAATTCAAAATATAGATTAGCAGGTAGTTCTGCAACTTGCCTCATGTGTTTTTGTGTACCAACAATATCGTATGGTTTGTAATCTATATCTAATTCTTTTGCTTTTTTTATAATATGTTCAGTTTCTTGTTCAACTGTTACATGATGTTGACCATCAGAACCCCCATGAAAATATGTAGTTTTTTTCTGTACAGGGTCATATCCTATAATTTTTTTCATTATCTGTCCTAAAGTTCGGTGGGGTATTTAATACCCCACCTTTGCTATTACTAAGATGTATTTAAATCTGTTACCATAGCGTGTGCTTTAGGTGCTGTTGGCACATAAACATACTCGCTGACGATAGCAAATTTTGTAGCGTCACCTGTAGGTGCTACATCTGATACAGAAAATAATCTATTAGGTAATGCACCAATAGAATAGTGGTCAGAATCTAATAGGAATATTGTATCATTTAGCATTTGTCTGCTGATAGTGACACTAAGCTCACCAAAATCAGTAAGATATAGTGATACACTACCAATGATAGCAATATCTCTTGGTGCAGAATATTGTAACTGTGCAGTTGCAACTGAACCAGAAGATAAATCACTAAATGCTACTTTGTTAGCAGGTGATACAACTAGCATATCTGGCTGTCCGCCATCATCATAAGCTAGTTTCATTGCAGCATCAATTTTTGCTAATGTAAGGGCAGCGTTAGTACCAGCTTTGTCAGAAACATCAGTACCATCACCTGTTGGTGTTGTACTTGGAGAAACAAGTGAAACATTAGTCATAAATGAACTAATTTTACCTGTTTTTCTTGGTTCTGGTGAAGCTACTCTTGCTTCGTTTTTACATAGTGATTTTTCAATATCTCTACGCTGTTCAAGTCCTTTTAGAACTTTCACATAAGCTGTTTCTTTGTCACGACCAGCTTTATCAACAACATCAAGTGTTCCTGATACTGATGCAGCTTGTACTGAGATTTGGTGATAATTACCAAGTCTTGTAGTTGCTGTTGGGTTGACATAAGAATAGTCAGCACCCTCATTAACATAATTGTCATCTGCAGCTGCGGCTAATTCTTGAACTTGCCATTCGTGGAATACACCACTTGATGTAATTTTTTTGGCGTTACTGAAAATTGGTGTTTCAGCTGGGTCAATTCGAGTAATTACATCAGACAAATCTTCTCTTTCACCGATTGCATTTGCGGTTTTAAAAGTTGCCATAATAAACTCCTTTATGGTTAATTGGATTTTTGTAAAAGATAATCAACAGCAGAATCCATGCTACCTGTTGATTTCAACTTATTGTAGGCTTTATCGACCTTTGTTTTGTTTAAGGATTTTTGAGTTGAAAGTTTCTTACTAGATTTTGTCATTTTTGGTGCTTTTTTCAATTTTTTCTTAACTAAAGGTTTTTTTGATTCTAAAGCATCATACATCATTGCCATGCGTAACATTAATATTGCTCTATGGTCAGTAGCATTATTAAGTTCTTGGTCATTAAAACCATATCTTTTTGCAAAAGTAACAATGTTTCTTTTATCTATTTCAGCAACTTTTTCATCTTTCCATTCAGGTATTGCTTTTACAAGTTTTTCTTGTTCTGCAGCTAAATGTTTTTGCATTTGCTGTTGTTGTTCAGCAGCCTGTTGTTGTTGTAGTTGATTTTGTGCTTGTTGGACTTTTTGTAACTCTAGTTGTTTGTCACGATAATCGTCTTTTTGTTTAATGAACTCTAAGGGGTCTGTATTATACAAATTATCCCAATACTCTTTTGTCGGTTCATTTTGTATTTCATTCGACAATTTTTGATTCAACTGTTGTAATCCTTGTGCAAGAGCATTACGCTCTTGTAAAAGAGCCTCTTTTTGCTGTTCAAATTCTTTTCTTTGATTGGCTAAATCGGTTGTCTTTTTTGTATAATCAGATTGTCGAGAATAACCTGCAACTAATTCATCAAGGGTAACATCTTCTTCTACACCATTATTTTTAACAGTATAGTATTCTTGTTCCTCAAATTCTTCAGTTTCTTCAGTTATTTCTTCATCTGATTCTTCCGATACATCTTCCTCAGTAGCTTCAAGTGCCTCATCAGGTTCTTCACTTACTAATTCTTCTGTATCTGTAACATCAGGAGTTTCTTCAACTTCTGACTCAGGTTGTGCCTCTTGATTCGGTTGTGGATTATCTTCTGATTCCTGCCTATCAAGTAGTAGGCTTGCGGCTTCCGCCATATTGATTGGTTCGTTCCCTGTTGGGTTGTCGTTTATCATGTTTTTCTCCTTTGTGACTGCTTAATGCTTGGTCATAATTGATTTAATTGGTCATCAGCTAATTTACCATTAGCGACAACATTTTCTATGTGTTGTTTTACAGTTTTAAGTGTTGACAACATCATAAAAACTTTTTCACGAGGTTCTTTTTGTTCTATAGAACTGTTAGCCCATGCTTCATGGTATTGTTCTTCTAAGTATTTAAAAGCCTCTTGTAATATCTCATTTCGTAATAATGCTTGTGCCTGTTCAGCACGAGCTTTGTCTTTTTCTAAATTTTCAATTTGCACCATTTTTTATCCTATATGTTTGTTTGATTATTTTCCTCATTTATATTTAATAAGTTAATCGCAGCTACACTATCCTGCGTTGTTCCATACAAAAGTGTATCTAATTGTTCATTTGTATAACCTTTATCAATTAAACTTGTTCTTTCTGCGTCTGTTAAAAATAAACGAGTATCAACTGTGTTAGGTTGTAACAAACTTCCTAATAAAGATGCAGTTTCTGGTGATGGGTTTTGTGATGCCCCTGTTAAAGCATTAGCAGCTACCTCATCATAACCTAATGACATATAACCACGCATAACATCATCAGATGACCTTGCTGGTAAAACAAAATCTTTTAAATTTATACTATCCTCGTTGTTAGCTATTGCTTTTAATGCAAGTAAATTTGTTCCCTTTACAACATTGTCTGTCACTCTTGTAGATGTATTACCATCATTAAGAAAATAAAATCTTTTTATATCGTCTGTACTATTAATAATATCACCTGTTTCAGGACTGTAATTTAATCTATCTGTATTAGTTTGTTCCTCGTCAGTATCACCAAATGTTATACTTAATGGTCTATCACGACCAAATTCAACTAAATGGTCACCCTCTACTGATAATCCATAAGAATTAGCAATCGTATTAACTGCTGTGCCAATACCTTGTGATATTGATGATGCTGTATCAACATGTTCTTGCTTAAATTTATCACCACCCATACCAAATTCAGATGCTGTATTTGTATCATAATCATAAGTACCTGAACCTGTTTTAGCAGATGGGTCTGGTGCCATTTGATTAGCTACGAACAATAATGTGCCTATTGCAGCTGTTGCTGGGTTTGTTGCAAGAGCTTGAGCTTGAGAACCTAATAAACCTGAACCACTTAAACCTGCGGCTGTATTAAAAACATTAGAAACATTACCATCTTCTATTGCATCTAAACCTGATAAAATACCACCAGCTAAAGATAATGCCTCTGCACCTGTTAATTGTGTTGCCTCATTTATTGCTGAACCAGCAGAACCAAAACCCTCATTAATTGGGTTATTTAAAAAATTACCTAATTTATCAAATTGTTTATCTAAAAAATTTTTTTGAACTATTTTTTCACCAACTTTAACGCCATTTTCTGTAACATCTACAACTTTAAAGTCTGGGCTAAAACCTCTATTATTAAAAATAGCATTATAACCAGCTATAGGTTCATCTAAACCTAAAATATTACTAAAAGCATCTGCACCTGTTGCAACATCAGTTGCAATATTCCCCTTAAAATTTAAACCACTTATTGTTGCAGGATTTATTACATTATAGCTTGATGTGCTTATTAGAGGTGTACCACCTTTTGTAAGTACAGAACTAACAGGAATTTGTTTTCCAGCAGTACCAAAAGCATCACTAAGAACATTATTTATGTCAATAACAGATGTGCTTGCATTAATTGTATTTGTAAGACTATCTAATTCCGCACCACTAATGTCACCTGTGCTAAAAAGAGAATCAATTATTAAATTATTAGCATTTGTTTTTACATCAGACAAAGTTGTGTCTGTAACCTCTGTTGTTCCGCTATCAGCAGTTGTAGCATCAAGTGTGTTATCAGTTTGTAAATCTACAACCTCTACGACACCTTTTGTTGACAAATTAGAACCATCAGTTGTGGTATCATCTAATGATGTATCTATAACAGTTACTTTACCATCATCTGTTGTTACTGTATTAGTATCATCACTATCTGATACATCTTCGACTGTAACAATTTCATTTGTAGTTACATCAGATGATGGAGTACCTGTATCAACAACTGATGATGTTAGACCTGTAGTAGTATCTGTAATTGAAGCACTATCATCTCCACTTAATAATTTATAAGCAGAAGCACCAACAAGACCTGCAGCCCCTAACCCACCTAAGTCTAAACTACCATCTAATGTACCACCACGATTAATAAATGATTCCCAAAAACTAGGGTCATAAGGTAATGGTTTGTAAACATTCATGTTAAATGTGTCAGGACTAACTGCAAAACTTTGTTGAAAATCACTCTCAAGTGTTGGGTACTGATTTAACATATCCATAACAACTTGTGGTCTTTGTTGCATAACATCTAAATCTGACAATGTGTCTAATACAGGTGTGTTTTGTAACAATCCTTGTTGTGGAACAAAGTAATTAGGATTATTTAATACAGGTTGGAAATTCTGCATAAAACCTGAATAATCTACTTGTTGTGTTGTTGGTTGTATTTTATTTAACTCACCAACTATATCTACTGCATCATTTCTCATTATTCAGCTCTTGGTAAGTTTGTAGATGGTTCACCACCTAATTGTTGTTCAAATCCTCTTAATTGTGCCTCATAGCGTAATTCTTCTTGTCGTATTTGCATTTTCATTTGCAATTCTTCTCGTTTTAAAGCTAATTCTGCGTCTTGTTTTTGTTTTTGTAGCTCAAGTTCTGCCTGTAATTTTTGCTGTTCAAATTGCATCTTCATTTCAGCCTCGCTTGGTGGTGGAGGTTGTTGTGGTTGTGGTGGTGTATCTTCTGGATTTTTAAAGAATCTTGACGCATCTTTAAATCCTGCCATACCTGCAAGTTCAGCAAGAGTATTACGATACTGTTGTAAACTAACTAATGGATTGTTTATACCTGTTTGCAATAATATTTGTTCTTGTTTTTGTGCAATCGTATTTAAAAATGCCATTTTTTCGTTAGTTTGACCACTACCTAATCCGACATTTACTGAAATATCGTATTCATGTTTCCAATTACTAGGGTCAATCGGAACAAATTTATTATTCAAGCGTATCATTTGGTCTTTTTTGCCATGTTGTAAACAAAGTGTTAAAATTAATTGAAATAAGTCTTTCACGCCTGTTTCGGCAAAAACACGAGCAATCATTTCTATTTTGCCTTGTGCTGCTGACATTTGGGCTGCAACTGCGGTTGCTGTTGTACTTTGTAAAGCATCAGCATCTAAACCCATTGATGCTTTTGATAATCCTGTTCTTTGTTCTTTTAAACTGTCAAGATATTGTAATAAACTAAATGCGTTTTGACCGATAAGTTGTGGTTGCAATGGTTGTAAGGCATTAGCTTGACGAACACGCACAATACCACCAGCTCTTGAGTTTAACAAATCATCAATATTAACCTGACCCTCTACAGCTGCAACTCTAACATTATTTGTTAAATAAATATTATCTAATAATTGACGCATAACAGTTGATTTTATCATCTGTATATCCATAATTAGTTCTGCTAAACTACGACCTACTAATCTATGTGGCATAAGTATTGGTGATAAACACGCAAAAGGTATATGGTCAAAAGTATCGTTTTCAACTATTTCAAAACCGGACCCTAGTGCAACAACTCTGCGTAACTCTGCAATACCATCACCATCATAATCAGCACGAATATATGCTTCTGTAACTAACACATCACGCATTGACATATCAGAGGTATCGGTGTCAGAACCAGACTCAACATCTTCAAAACGATTTTGTACCTCTTGGTCAAAATCTAATTCTGTATAACCAGCATAGCGTTCAACTGTTTCTCGGTCATAACCCATTTGTACTAAATCAGTTACTTTCATTGTTGTTCTATGTGCAACAAAATCAGCTTCATCTATTGATGCAGCCCTTTTGTTTACTAAAAATTCTTCAGGTGGTATGTTGTCAACTCGTATCATACCATCATACATGGTTCTTTTTATGGTAACATCATGTCTGATATAATCTTCCATGATAGGTGTACCCATTTCATCAATTTCTTCTGATTGTAAATCTAAGGTTTTTTGTTCAACAATTTCAATACTATCATCTTGTAACAATAAAGTTAATTCATCATCAGATAGGTTTGTATATGTTTCTTCTTCTACCTTTTCTGTTTCGTCATAATAGACTTTTACCACACCAAGTTTTTGTAGTAATGCGTCTTTAAAAAAGTTGTGTAAAATAACAAAACCATTATTTTGACAGTTAATAACATAATTTGCGTATGATGTTGCTTGTTTTGCACCCTCCACATCTTCCTCTTGTCGTGGCACAAACTCAACATAATTATCTGTCTGTGTAAAAGTACGCATCAGGCTTGGCATGATAAATTCTATGGTATCGGCAACTTCTGTCGTTACAACTTGAGAACGCCCCTCTTGTTCGTTACCAAACTTTTCGCCCATATAGTAATCCATAGCACGAATCCGGTCTATACCATACTCACTATCATAAAACCCTAATGCGTTTTCTATTTCATTACGCACAAGAGCTTGAAACTCTAGTTCATTCATAACTTACCTTATTTTTTTGTGGTTTTTTTCTTTTCGGCAGCTTTTTTTTCTTCTTTTGCCTTTTTAGCTGTCTTTTCCATGTCTGCTATTTGACTTTTTTGCATAGTATTCTCCTTATTATATAAATAAAAGTATTACGATAATGACACCAAAAGCAGCATCAACATAATCCCATGAGTGATTTTTGATATAATTATATATGTTTGTAATTATTTCCATGTTTTCTCCTAGTTTAATTTGCTAATATCAGGTGCAATATCAACACTTTTTAATTTTTTCATAAACTCTTTACTTGTGCCACCTGACCGATAAAATGTATAGGCAGCTGTTGCCAAGACAACATCTGTTAAAAATGACCAATCTTTTATGGTTTCGTTCATTGAATCTACCTCTGTTACCAAATGTGATAATAGAGCGTGTGTAATAGGGTTTTCAGTAATAAATTTTTTTGTTTCTTCTTCATTAATATCAAAACCCATATACATTAGGTCATATTTTATGTTATCCATGAGTTATCCTTATATGCTATTGGTTTATTCCAATTATGTTGTGTGCCTCGAACACTTGCAACAAATGATTGATGTGCAAATGTTAAACAAAACGCATCAGCTAAATCACAAGAACGACCACCTAATCTTTTCTTAAATTCATCTTTTGCTTCAACTTTTATTTTTCCAGCACTTGTTATTTTAAAACGAGGTGCAATTAATTCTTCAATAAGTTTGTCATCTTGTATAAGAAAAACATCACGACCCTCAAACCATTCTCTAGCACGAAACCATAATTCGTCACGCAAACGCATATACTTGTCACGCATACTAGGGCTTTCACTTACTTGTATAGGTCTAGCAGGTAAATCAAGTTCTGTTAATCTTGAACATACACCACTACCAATTCCAATAGTATCAACAAAAATATCTGTTGGTTTATCTTTGTAATTACACATTTCATACTCTTGTACAACCATACCAACAGTTTCCATTAGGTCTTTTCCTTGCCATGTTCGTATTTTGTCAACAACTTCATTACCACGCCTTTTACATAAAGCGGTTCTGTCACT